AGGTAGGCGATCACATCATCATTCTGGATCTCGGTCACAAATTCTCTATGTTTTTCCGTCATACAGTAATTTAAAAAGGCGGGAATGTCACTTTTCAACTGGATGGTCGTGTTGGTTGACGGATTCCGGGCCTGCTGGTAAGATTCATAAAACGTGGTGAAGATGGTGGTGAGTTCATTATTCATGGTTTGCCTCCATTATAATAAAAGACGGTGTGTATCCAGCCATTAAAGCAATTTTAATCTTCATGGGTTGCCTCCTCCAATTCTACACTTTCATAGTAATAATACTGATCCTCGTCCTCTTTTGGCATATATGGATCAAATTCATTCTCGCAATCTTCGGGCAGCTTCTTATACTTTCCGGGTCGTAATAAGTTAAGCTCATCTTTCTTCTGCTCTGCTTTTTGTATGTGATCTATTGCCTTCTGTTCATCAAAATAGGCTTTTATTAAATATTCAGAGCGATCTGAATATTCTCCCGTTACCCCAATCACAACATAAATTGTTTTCATATTCACCTCCCCTAAGCCGTAGTTAATTGTACTATCTCGGCACGAAATATAACTATTTCATCATTTTCGGGATGAAAAAAGTGTCTTATTCTAACATATTCAGCATAAAGAATAAGAAAATAACCAGAGTCCCATAAATACTTATCTCTAATCATGGTGTACTCCTTTTAAAATAATGTTAACTGACCATTGACCTTTTCGTGAATTACCCTAACACCCTTCTCGTCCCTTCCGTTCCCGTTCTTCTTCTCCTGTACCTCTTTCCATAAACTTTCCCATTTGCCGTTATCGTGTGCTAATACCTCTTCTGCTACCCTTATTTCTGCTAATACCTCCTTTCTGCCTTCCCTCTCATATTCAAAGTCAAGAGGTTCTTCGATGTCTCCATTAATTGCTTTTGCAAGGGCTAAATAGTCTCCACCTGCTCTTAGTACCCGGGCGGTCTTTCCAAAACGTACTTTTCCATCAATTGCGTTGGCGATCGCCTTCTTTTTCTGACTGATGAGAGCATACATTTTTAAGTCGATATTTGTTTTTTCATCGGGCCAGTCGATTAATAAATAGTGGCACGTTACCCCTTTCTCTTGGCCCGTTCGGTGTGCGCGGTCCTCTGCCTGGTCTGTGCTTTCTGGGCTGTACTCTACGTCTGTAAAGATAACATGATTGGCTGCGGTAATGGTAAAGCCTCGGTTCAGGACATTAAGACCTGCCACTATTGCGGTGATGTTCGGATCTTCCTGAAACTTCTTAATGTTCTTGAATCTATCCTTCGTCTGCATAGTTGAGGGTACGAAAATATGATTGATACCGTGTTTGACAAATTCTTGGTGCAATGTAGCCTGCATTTCCCTGAGTGCTGAATAGACTAAAACCTTCTCACCTTTGCGTAACGCATCTTGCGTAATCTCGATGGCCTTCTGTATCTTCACGTTATGCTGTGGTGCTATCCTGGGAATGGTAGCCCCAAATCTCATTGACCATAAGGCTTTACTGATCACTCCCATGTTGATCTCTTCTTCCCGTTTTCTCATTTCGTTATCGATCTTCTTCTTTGCCTCTTCTACAATAAAACCATATTCTGAAGCGTGTGCAGGGTCAAGCGTTAATGCCATAACTCTCCTTGTCTTGGGTGGTAACTCTACCATTTCGTCTTTGAGTCTGCGAATGGTGCAGGTTCCCAATATTTTCCAGAATCGGTTAAGGTTTGAAACCTCCGGTAACTCCCGCTTCCGTCCCTTGTGTAGCGTATCTTCAAATTGAATGTCTTTAAACTCAAACGTACTAAACTCTTCGGCGAATAATTTGCTGCCTCGCCGGTCGAATCGATAAGGGAATAGAGGGTTGTTATGTCGTGTAATGTAGCCTAAGTTAAAAAATGTGTCGGTGATGTAACCCTTCATTAGCGTGCCGGTTAGTTCAAGACGTGACTTGGCGTGGATCGCTCTAACGGCTTGACCTCTGAAACTGGTCTTACTTTTACAATTTTGTACTTCGTCGATTATTACCGAACGAAACAGTTTTTTGATTCTCTTATAAGCGGGATACTGCTTTAATGTTGCAGAGTAGGAATATGCACTGTAGCCACATTTAGTACAATTCTCTCCCGTCCAGTTGTCTTTTGATGCACATTTCGGGCATTGCCTTTGCGTGAAGGAATATTCGGTGCTGCACTCTTGACAGGTTCGGCTGGTATTGCCTTCGACGTGGTGCTTCTCATTCCCGTCTTTATCGTACTTTATGCAGGTCCAGGGGTCGTATCGTCTGCCAGTGTCGAGTGATAGAAACTCATAAGAAGTAATGTAAAAGGTCGTTTCATGTGATTCTGTTTTACTGTCAATGGCTCGCTGTAACAGAGTAATAGATTCATGTGTGGTTAAGCGTTGGGCTTTGAAACCGAATTTGTCGGCTTCATTAATCCAGTTCTCTATAAGGCTTGACTGACAGATCACCAGGACTCGCTTGACATTGCGGATATGATTGAAGATGAATCCGCACACGCTCTTTCCGCCACCCATGTCGTAACCCAAATATGCCGATTTGGTCTTTGCCAACACTCTTGATAAATCCTCTGCCTGATATTCAAATTCTCCATGTAAAAATGGGTATCTTTGAAGCAATTTCTTTTTCCACATCTTAACAAGTCCTGGCCTCTCTTCGGCTATGTCTTTCACGGTCGGCATCTCAAACGCCTCAAGAAGCAAGGCTATCTCCAAGGGTTCAGGTTCCCTAAACTCTCTCGTTCCCTGTTCAGTATCAATCTCAAATGATAGATAGCCTCGGTCGATCTCGGTCGTGATAGTCTTTTGGTCCTTGCCTTCTCCTATGACTTCAATCCCTACAAATTCTTTCGCTCTAACCCATGATGGCCTGATGTAATACTTTTTGCCTCTTTTAAAAATGAGTACAGGTTCCTTGCCGTTGCCGTTATCTCTATGATCCTGTCTGTAATTGCTGTCCTCAATGGTATCGTAAACATCGGCGCGGGCGGTATATTCCTTCTCATCAAAATAGGCTAAGAGCTGATGTTCCTTGGGTGGGTATAAAGGGATAGATAATAGTTTAAATTTCTCTTTTAGTGCTTCAATTTTCTTGCGTGATGTGTCGGTTATCGAAACTGAATAATTGATATTCGATAATAACTTCTCGGCTTGGTCTATTCCTCTTTTACAGAGTGCGGGGGGTTCAAGAAAGGCATCCCTTAAACCCGTGGGCTTTCCCACAACCGGATTATAGAATGACAAGGTATCGTTGTGAAAGTCAAGCATGGCCAATGCTGTCGGATCTCCCCTCACTCCCCTTGCTGTAATTTCCACATCGGTCGAAGTGGTAATCGTAACAAGATTGTTAAGGAATGGTATTTGAATCACATAGTCGCTGAGGTCATAGGGATGATATTTATTGGCCTCGGCTATGGGCTTCCAGTCCCGCAATACCTTATCTTCGAGCATGGGATCGTTGGCTTCAAGGATGAGGTACGGGGTCTGCTGTGTGCGCTGGTCGTATCCTTTAATTTTGCATACTACAAGATCGGTCTTGACTTCGATTCCGTACTCTTCCTTAAATAAGTTATTGAGTGTTACCCTGAGCAATACCTTAAAATTCTTATACAGATATTGCCTCAAACTGTTATCCTTGGCGTTGTCAAAAGAAGAGGTCGGGATGATGGCAAACAATAAACCGTTATACCCTGTCAATGCCTTGTGTGCTATCTGAAACGTGGCGTTCTGGCTCTCGATGTTCCGGGCATAACTTAATCCCTCAAACTCAAACTCGGTTTCATCCTGATTAAACAGGATACCATAGGGCGGATTGATAACTGCTATGTCAAACTTATCATTAAGGTATTTAGCGTATTCAAGGATGCTGCCCTGTCTGACTGAGTTAGTGCCTAATAGTTGCTTGGCCTTATCAGATACCTCTTTGTCAAGTTCGACACCGATAACTTGGGCTTCCTTCCGTTTAAATGGATAGAGGAGTCGTCCGGTTCCACAAGTCGGGTCCAGTACCTTAAGTTTTTTGACGGCTTCAGGTGTGGGGAGTAGGTAAGTGACCATAGAATATATGAGATTACTCAACCTCATGGGCGTGAAGTACTGGGCGTGCTTACTCCGGCTCCACTGCCTAAAATTCAGGTC